GTTGGGTTGGACAGGTAAACGGTTTTTGTAGTGGGCATTGTTTGTCCTTTATGGGATGCGCTTGGAAGCGATTCTGATTGTTAAATCGTATGCGGGTAGTTCTTGTGAACCGATCTGAGCGAGCGACGGTGAGCCACTCAAAACGGCGATAGGGCTGTTCATAATTGTGTCGCAGACTTCAAGAATGTAGTTCGCCGAATCGCTATTGCCGGGTGGCGCGCCGAGGATTCGGAGATCAACTGTAATGTCTGCGATTTGGTTGTTGAAACAAGTGAACGTCGGTAATTCCACAAACACTGTGAGCGGACGTGCGTTGCGCGGATCGGTGACAGGCTTAAGTCCCAACGCTGTGAGCGATGCTGACACGGTGTCAATGGTGTCTGTGAAGATGCCTGCCACATTAAGCCACCTGACTGCGTTTGACGCCGAGCAACTGGTTCACGCGTCCGAGAGTCATCAGCGGTGGTCCGCTCATGTCACCAAACGAAGCGTATGAATCGCCAGTAGTTCCGCGTTCACGGTACAGGCCTGCCGCATACAAGGTGGTTCCCAACAGCACTGAACTGTCAGGGACAGTGGTGAGACTGTCGTGGTAACCAGCCTGCACGCGACGCTTGAAACACCAGGAGTTCGCAGCTGCGACACAAGTCGTGAGGAACGCGGTGTCATTTGCCGTGGCCGACGCGATCCCAAGAAACTCAATTACTGGTGCAGTAGATGAGAGCCAAGTGCAGGACTGGGTCCATGTGACTGTTCCTGTCGCTGCAGATCTTTGATAATCGCTGAAATCTGATTTGACGAGCAACTGGTTCTCAATGACGATTTCGTAGTTGTATTCAAAATCGCCTTGAGAATCAACACCAATGAAATAGTAAGTAGGGACAGCCTGAACGATGTAAGTCGCATCAAAGTTATTTCCTACCCCGGCAACGATGATCGTCTGGCCGACTGTGATGTCTGTTGACTCAAGGGTCTGAATCACGGCGTAGTCGTCCACACGTTGTGCGTGTGTAACGGTGAATACGGCCATGATCCAGTTCCCTTCAGTGTTTCAGTTTGCTCAGGTCAACTTGACGAACTTGGTTGCGTCAATCATCAAGGTTGCGAGGTAACCGCGCCATGCGATGGTGCGTGACAACGTGCTCGGTACGTCGATGCTGATTGCACCCTTCATGGATTCAAAGATTTCAAATCCTGATGCGTCACCGACGATGCAAGTGTCGGCTGCGAAGTTGCGGTCTACGACGACGCGTAAACCGAACGCGACGATGCCGTCGGTCTGTGCTGGCGACTGTGAACCGTAAGCGTTCATTGGTCCAACATTGCTGAACAACGGACGACCAGTGGTGTCCACAAGCTTGCCTGCAGCGGCCCACATATTGGGGCTCAAGAACAAGTGAGTCGGTAAGTTGCCGTTTGAGTTCGTCAAGATGGTGGACGATGCGTCGTAGATGTCGCTAATCCATTCGGCTGGGCTGGTCGGATCGGTGAGCACAGCGGACTGTGAGCATCCTGCGAGCAACGCGTCTGCAGCAACATTGTCGGTCGTGTTGGCGTACACGCGACCCATGTCGTCAAGGACGAGTTGAAGAATGTTGGGATCGGTCCAGTCAAGATCCTGTTCGGAAATGGTCACGTAGCCACCGTACGTATTTTTGGTGACGGTGTTGCGTGTCACTTGGAGAGTGCCAGCGGTGAGTGCTGCGTTCTGTGCCGATTGCACACCCTGCGAAACATGTGTCCCGACTGAAGGACGAACGAAGATCTGGCCTCCAGTGGGCATGGCCTTAGTGCCGATTGCATCGATCACTGGACGGAGACCGCGGAAATTGTTATAGGCGGGCTGAACGATGATCTCGGGCAACGCGCCCGGGTTTGATTCGGTGTCAATGTACGGAGCGGAAGGTGCAGCTGCACGTACGTTCTCGTTCATTTGTGCGAAGTCAGAACCGCCACGCAAGAAAGTAGCGATGTACTCTGCGGGTGACGGCAATTTGAATTCGCGCTTGGCGGTTGCGTAGATGGGTTGAGTCGCGACAGCGGCTTCAACGGTTGTGGGTTCTGACATGGTTTCATCCTCCTCGGATGGTGTTGGGGTTGTTTCTATTGGGGTTTCGTCGGGTTCTGTCTCTTCTGCGGAGGCAGCGATGCTGGTGATTAACGCGTCCTTGAACGCTGGAATTGCGACGAGCGACAATTCCATGAGTGAAGCCTTGGTGACAACTGTTGCTTTCAAGTCTTTGTCGTAATGCGACTCGATCACTTCAGCACCAACGGAGACAGCGTCGTATGCTCCAGCCTTCACAAGTTCCACGGCATCAGCGGATGCGCGAGTACGAGCGAACGTCGCAGTAAAGCCGAGGCCCTCTTCCATATCTGCCAAAGCGTTTACGGTGCCACGCAACTGCGAAAGATCATGTCCTTCTATGAGTTTGGCGTTCTTCTGATTAACATCAAAAGCACCGCGAGCAAAAGCTACTTTTTGGCCGCCTGAAACTACTGCGGTAGTCGGTGCCCACGGGACAGCGATACCAGAGATAGATGCGGGTGCGTCCTGATCCGACTTTGCAAAATCAAGTGTTGGTAGGTCGGCTGTAAAACGAATCATGCTGGGGTCTCCATAGGTGTGTCCATCGGTTCACGATCGGACGCTGATGGTTCATGCTGAACTTCAGTCAAATCGTTTTGCTCCAAATATTCTTCAACATCAAAGCAAACGTAACGATTTTTTGGAAGTATTGGTTGCATTGACAACGTCTGTTCTATGCAGTCCAAATACTGTTTGGTTCCCAGTAGCCAAAGATCTCTAAGCGACTGTTGCGCGTTCTGATAAGTCTGGCCGGGCACGCCGATTCCTAAAAGATATGCGGGGATTCCCGTCGTTCGTGAGAGTTCAAGACTTTGGAACTGGCGCGCTTCTACTAACTGCAGTTTGTTCGGGTCACTCGAAAACTCTTTAAAAGTCACAACACTGTTGAGTGCTCCGATCGCGCCGACTTGGCGAGCGTTACGCCAAGCAGCTGCGAGTTCACTGAGATCTTCAGCGGACATCGGTTCGGATGCGTCGGTCTGCTGAAGCCACCCGGCAGCAATCTCGTTGACAGCAAAACGGTCCGCGGCCTGTTGCAATTTAATTGCTGTATTAATTGCGCGATTAGCGGTATATAGCAAACCTTGAGTCGGTGCCAAGAACTGGACGACGTCGTCAGTGTTTAATGGGTATCCGTTGAAAGTGATCTCATTACTCGGGCCGAACCATTGCGGGCCTGCTTGATCCAAAGTGTTCACCATGGATGCGGGCAACCATTGGAACGAAAGCGGACGACCAGTGGCGGACGAACGACTTGAGATAAACCAAAAAGCGCGTCCATGCAAAATCAAATCCGTTACCAGTTGCGAGAACATGAAGTTTCGAGTCACCCGCGGATCGGGCTGTTCCATCCACGGCTCAACGGGCAAGTAAATCTCTTCGTACTCTTCGCCATTCCATTGAGTTGTGTAGTGCTTTAATTCAAGCGAACCGACCATGGATGCGATCATCTGAATGGATCGTGCAACAGTAGGAACAGAGAGTGCCAGTTCTTGCGATGCCCCGACGGAATACGTGTAGAACTGGCCCACCTGTGCGGCAGAACCTGCTGCAGCCTGTATCGGAGCAGACGCGAACGCGGGGGTTGCATTCACTTTCTTGTTTCCGAAAAGAGCCATTGCTCCGATTCTCTCACAGATATTTCTTGTATGTAAGTACCCCTACCCGAAAGCAAAAGCGGCGCGAGATGACCTAGTCGGTCGTCCCGCTTCAGCAGCTGCAAACACCATGCAACGGGCGAGGGTGATCGGACCGGGTGACTTCTGACTAGACAACGGTGCACCGTCGTCCACCTTGACCTGTACCGCCCTAGTGACGTGTTCAGATAATGCAATCTCACCAGTGTGACGCAACTTGTCCTCCAAGATCATGCCACGGCAAATCGGTGTTGCTGCTTTCAGTTCTTTGTAACCGACGATCTGAGTACGGCGCACAAGATCGGGCGGGGTGTGCGGATGCAACGTCGGATTGATCCTTAACTGGATCTCTCGGTTTTGCATGACACGATTTACTTCTGCCCACATTTGTGACTGGGAGTCCACCACGAATTCGGTCGTGACGATCACGCCGCCTTCGTGCGCGACAGCCCTCACGCCGCAATACAAAGTGTCGTTATCAAGCGAGTTATCCACGCACAAGATGCCGCCGTCTGGGATCTGCACTTGGCTAACTCGATCAGCCCACAAACCGAACGGGAGCCACGAGTCAGCGGACGCAATCCACAGGTTCATGTGGGCACGCAAGAACGCCCCACGGTCAGGCCCAGCAAACGCCTTTTCTAACGCACGCCACTGGATCGTCGTCCCTAACGCAGGATTTGACCAAGGCCACCACTGCCGATCCTCACAATTCACCCCGGGCGGAGGCGACCATTCACACCAGTAGATCCCGTTTGTGATCCCTTTGTCAATCGCGTGCAACGCTTGTTCTCTTAGCATTTGCATCGCAGCACTTGACTGATCGCCAGCAGTGGAGAAGCACGCCAACAGAGGGTTCGGTCGTGCGATCTGCGACGGCCTGAACGCATCAAACAACACTTCGGAACTGATGTCCCACAACTCGTCCACGCACAGCAAGTCTGGACTGCCACCGTGCTCGTCAGCTCGTGCGACACCCATGCTGATCACGCTCCCGTTGTGACACTGGATCGCTTCGTCACCGTTTGTTCGGCGGACCGTCGCCAAGTCCAGTTTCTCAAATGTTGTCGCCAAGAATCGCCACGTCTCCATCGCTCTTTTCTTCTTGTTCGCAACGATCTGAATCTCCTGCGGACGACCCCACCATTCAGGACCCTTAAGTGCCCACGCTGCACAAAGTGCTCGGAGCATCCAACTTTTTCCATTTTGGCGGCCCGTTCCAATCACGGCTTCATTTGAACACAGTCGCCCAGTGCCATCGTGACCCAACATCCCCGTCAACGCTCGAATCTGCCACGGCATCAAAGTGATTTTTAAAACTGACTCAGCGAGAGCTGCAACCTCAGCACCAAACGAAGCGACCGCATCTGAAGGTGTTTCCAATCTTGGCTCAGTGCGCCCAAATTCTGGTCGATCCGACTCGGTTCCTGCTGGTTTCGGCTGGTTCGGGGAAATCAAAGAGG